GGATGAACAAGACAGCGGTTGCTTAGGATGTGGCCCGGTGATATGCTTGATTATCGGCTTATTAATCGTAATAATGTAGAGGGGGATGTTGAGGGTCAGGTTCCGAAGCTGATGCCCCCTCTGAACTTTAACAATAGTGAATAGAATGCTGGTGCTGCTCCGGACTCACCTCCTCATCGCCAGCACTGTGTTCATTAACAATCTAGTGCGTTATTGGGGGGAAGCTCCTGCTAGGGGTCTAGCTATAAGACCGAGTGTGAGTATAAATAAGGTGGGGTAATTGCCACTGACCTTTATGCGATAGAACTTGTCTTTCCCCCACTAGCGCATTACAAAAACTTACAAGAGAATTAGGATGGACAGAAGCCGAATCTATTACAGTAACACCAGACAATGACGAACACGCAATGGAGTTGGGATTGAAACACAACTCACACTTTGCAGAATATGATTTAGATGAATTAATAATAGAAATTGCGGACTTTCCAGATTTAGAGCTAGAAGATATTCATATTGGGCTTGGTGAGATAGATTTAATGGGCTTGGGAAATTCAGATGTGGAGGAAGATGATTTTGAAGAAGATGTAGATGAAGTAGAACCTATTGCAGAGCTAGGTGATATTTATCAGTTAGGGGAACACAGGCTGATGTGTAGTGATTCAACAAAGATTGAAGAAGTGGAGAAGCTGATGGCTGGACAGAAAGCTGATATGGTATTTACTGATCCGCCCTATGCTTTGTTTAGAAATAGCACGGGAGTGGCTGGTATTACAGATGACAAGATGACTAGACCTTTCTTCTTGGCTATATTCAAAAATGCTAGATCTGTGTTGAAGTTATTTGGCCATATGTATACTTGCTGTGATTGGCATAGTGCATTCTCACTTCAAGCTATGGCAAAAGACGCAGGACTAACAGAAAAGAACTTATGTATTTGGGATAAAGGAGATGGTGGTGTAGGAGGAATGTATCAACACTGCTATGAAATGATTTGGTTTCATGCGAATAGTCCACTAGCAACAAAAACTATTGGTAAAACAAAAACAGGAGAGAGAACAGTGAATGGAAAGCCTAATATTTGGAGACATCAAAGAGTAACTGGAGAAAGATCTCATAATGCACAAAAACCAGTAGAGATGATGGGCAACGCTATTAAAAACTCAAGTGATAGTGGAGAGTCAGTCTTAGACCTGTTTGGTGGTTCAGGTTCAACACTAATCGCTTGCGAGCAATTAAACCGCAAGTGTTATATGATGGAATTAGACCCAAGATATGTTACGGTCATTTTAGATAGATGGGTGAAGTATACTGGTGGCGAGCCCGTACGGGTAAATGACAGTAAAAAGTGGAGTGATATAAAACTTGAACAGTGATTACTGGGATGTTATACTTCAAATATGAAAAAAGGAAGTATAAACCCCAAAATGTGGAGAGCTAGAGTAGGCACTTGTCCTGTGTGTGGAGAGAAGTTTCGTGCCGTCAAAGATTATAAAGGAAGGAAACAAAAATATTGCTCGGTAGAATGTTATAGGAATCATTGGTCAAAAAATATACAGCCAACAATAGAAAGAGCTGGGGTTAAAGGAAAAGAAAATCACGGTTGGAAGGGAGATGATGTGTCGTACGCTGGTTTACACAAATGGCTTATAAGAGAAAAGGGTACTCCGTCAAAGTGTGAAGTGTGTGGAACCACTACAGCAAAGAAGTATGAATGGGCAAATATAGACCATAAGTATAGGAGGGAACTTGGCGATTATATACGAATGTGTACAAAGTGTCATAGAAAACACGATAAGGATATGGGAGTGAAAATAAATCAATGGTAGATGTTATAATAGCAAGATGGGAAAAACTAACAAATAAAAAAGTAGTTAAGTTATAAAAAATTATGGCTCAAGGAAAACAGTTCACAGAAGAAGAAAAGGAGAAAATCTTACGAAGTCTAAAACAATATTTTACTCTAGGATATAATAGAACGAAGGCTTGTATGTTCGTGGGTTTCCCGAGAACCACATTACAAAGCTGGGAAGGCGTTGACGAATCACTTAGTATAAAAATCGATGGGTGGATAAACAGCGTAAATGCTAAGGCTAGGGAGAATGTAGCCAAGCAGATTAAGGATGGTGACAAGGAAACGAGTAAATGGTGGCTAGAAAGAAGAGAGAAGAAAGCATTCAGTACAAGAACCGAGAATGCGGTAGAGGTAAAAAGCGTTGATGAAATCCTAGACAAGCTAAAATCCGAAAAGGATGTTTTATAAATACTTCCACATTTCCACGAAATCAGACGGAGATCAACTCTTCGTTCCCAATCCTGTACAGGTGCATCTCCATGAAAACAAGACAAACCGTAATTGGATACTCAAGGCTAGACAGCACGGTGTAACAACCTATGAAAAGTTAGATGACCTAGAAGCTATATTAACGAATCGAAATACTAGTTGTCTAACAGTCGCCGATACCTCAGAACACGCAGAGGGCATACTTGAGATTGTGCGCTATGCTTGGCTATCATTACCAGAAGAGTTAAGAACGGTCTATTTAGAACGGTACAGAAGTAAGCGACAAATCTATTTGGATGAACGGCAATCGGGAATAAAAGTATCCACTAGTGGTAGATCGGGAACAATACAAAGGTTGCATATTTCCGAATGGGCATTCTTTACGAAGAAGATGGTACAAGAAACAATAACTGGTTCTATGCAGGCTGTGCCTGATGATGGGATAATAACTATCGAAACAACGGCGAACGGATTAAACCACGCAAAGGATGATTGGGATAGGGCGGAAGAAAACGGATTCGCAAGGTTCTTCTACAACTGGATGTGGTCTCAAGACTACAAAGCTACTCCGTCTGGCACAGATTGGAAGCGACAATATAAAGAGATGGCACTTGGTTATCATTTGATTGTAGATATTCAGGAGAGATTCAAACTTACCGACGAACAATTCTACTGGTATTTCCTCAAAGCTAGGATGCTTAAAGAGTTGGTCAAACAGGAGTATCCAACAATTGCCGATGAAGCATTTCTATCCTCTGGATTATCGGTATTTGATTTATACAAAATCGCTCAAATACAAACCGAACCGTCGAAGTTCAAATTCAAGGACGTTGTAGACCTTTGGGAAGAACCACAAGAAGATACTAAATACATAATAGGAATGGATACAGCCGAGGGTGTGGGCATGGATAGTTCCTCGCTCTTTATCCTCAACGTAAACACGATGGAGCAGGCGGGAGAGTTCGCCAGTAACACCATAGAACCACACGAATTTGCAGAGCTTGGTGTACAGTTGGGAAAACTGTATAATAAAGCATACCTAGTTCCAGAACGTAACGCATCGGGACTTACTACAGTTACAAAGATTCGAGAACTAGAATATCCGAATATGTTTGTTTCGAGAGAAGTTGACAAAATCAGCAAGAAAGTTAAGAATGAGTTTGGTTGGAGAACAAAGACGACAAACAGGGATTTAATGATTGATGAATTCGTTGAAGCGGTACACGAGGGAGATTTAGGAATCAAGAGTGCGAAATGTACTAGCGAGATGAGAACATTCGTCAGGAAAGAAAACGGTAGACGAGAACACGAAGACGGGAAACACGATGATATATTGTTTGCGGGCTTTCTAGCTTTACAGGGATTAAAAACACAAGGCTCTATTGTAGATCAATTCTTCACATAATGACAAAAAAAACATTCACTAGCGAACAAATCTTCAAGTATCTAAAGAAATCCGAGAAGAACAAGAAACTCGTAATGTTCAATGACTATTACGAAGGTCGTCACTGGCTTAACTTCAACGTGTCCGGGAATCGAACACTTGATGACGTAAAGAACATACGTACTACCCGTAGTGGTAAGGTAGGGTGGAAGAAGAACCGAGAGAACGAGAACGAGACTGGTATACCTGTCGGATTAATCAAAACATGGAATTTGATTCAGATGGCCGTGGATATTTACGCTGCTTACACCAGAGGTAATACAGGCGACCACACACAGGTCACAGCACCTAAACAAGAACTAGTTGATAAACTCTTCCCTGATAAAGATGAGTTCGTTATGGAGGCTTGCGTGCATCTTTCAATTGCGGGATTTGCCGCAACTGCATACGACCCAGAAGAAGAAACTACCAAGCTGCTAGACCCAAGAGAGGTCTTCCCTATACGAGACGGTAATGAGGTAAGCGGGATTCTAAGGGCTTACCAAATCGATAAGGTGCAGGTAGACGAATTGAATAAGGAAAAGAAGACCATCAAGGCAGTAACCCGACAAAAGATATATTGGTACTGGGAAGCGTATCTTGGCGATGTTAAGCATACTGGTATAAACGACACCCTCATCCAAGAGGAGGCAATGGAAAACCCAATCACTTATGTAGAGAATAAAAAACGACTGTTCGCACCATTCAATTTCAATACCGTACCGATAGGAGATGTTGAGCCAAATATTAACGTACAGGATGATATAAATATCTTTGAAACTGACATTAACATTATTAACCGTTACGTCGCTATTCCAATGAAGCGAATCGCAACTAAAGTCTTTGAGAAGATGGTTGAGATGGGAACATATTCAGAGGATGTGGCGAAGCTAAGGGAGCAACTCGAGAAGGTAAGTATGTCGGCGGGTAAGATTCTATCAGCACCAATCGAGAACATGGACTCTAGCCCTCTTGCTCCAACTACGGTAGGACATTTGGACGATATGCTTCAACAGTTCTTTAGACAGACAGGAATCCCAAGATCGGTTATTAACTCCGATGGATTATCGAATATCGCAATGGGAACAATGCAGTATATTACTGAGAGTTTGAAGAAACGTGTTGAACATAAACGAACTAAAATCTCTAAGCTTATAAAGGATTCAATCAAGGTAGCATCGCCGGAAATGGACGAGGAGAGTATCGAAATCGTTTACGCTCCTATTTACGAACCATCCGTCGAGGAGAAGGTAAAGGTGCTTGAGGCAGCGCATACGGCTGGCGCACCATCGACGTACATTATCAAGGAGTATCTAACTCTGATGGGAGATAGCGAAGAGGTAGAAGAGTTAGTATCCAAGATGGAGATAGCTGATGAGTCCGAACGTGTCAGGTCAGAACAGATGATGCGAAGGAACGAAGCGAAGTCTCTACCTACCAAACGCCCACAGGAAAAGAAAGAAGCGAATGGTTTTGTATCTAAGATGCTCGCTAGGGCGGGTATATGACAAATAAACAAAAAGCGCAGAGAAGTATATTCTTAACACAATTACAGGCTTCCGAAGGTAACGTCGTTGCCATTTACGAAACTGTTATTAACGAGGCGAATAGGATTCTCCTTGCTAACCCCACTGCACGCACAAGAACGTCAATCGATGCAGTCGTAGAGGCATACGACTTCGAATTAATCTCAAGCAACCCCGAAATCTTAACCACATATCAACAGGAGTTATCCACAATGGGTAATCTAGGTAGTGGACATACTGCTGAGTTTATTTCCGAAAAAACCGAGATCAATATCGATGAGGTCATTGCAAGGTTTAACGAAGTGGTGAACGAAAGCGTCATGGAAATAATGACTCACGTTTATCCAGATGGACTACAGCTATCGCAGAGATTATGGAATCCAAAGGATAGACTAACAATTGCACAAATTATCACCAGAGGATATCAGGAAGGGATTAGCACATTCGATCTAACCGAACGGATCATGCAGTACTCAACTACTCAAGTATTCAAGAACGCATACAAAGTTGCACACACTGAACTAGTGCGTTCGTACTCTCGCGCTAGATACGATTCGGCGAATAACTGGAATAACAACCCGGACGCTGAGTTCAAGGTTTACATTAAGCAGGAACTATCACCATTCCACAAGGTCTATGATATCTGCGATGTTTTAGAAGGTACGTACGATCCTAATAAGAAAGTACCGGAAATTCCTAGACACCCGGGCTGTTTATGTATGCACTACGAAGTACTTAAACCGGTCGGCTTAACTACCCCAAACAAGCAATTCAAGAAGAACAAAAAGACAAAGGACGACTGGGGAATCCCTAAGTCAAAAGTCACCTATTACTAGGATTTGATTTCCTCGTTTCCAACTGATACTATATTCACATAACTTAATATTTCTATAGATGGCAGAACCAAAGGCTCCTGAAGCACCCATCGAAGACCCGAAAGGAACTCCAAAAGAAGATCCGAAAGGAACTCCAAAGGCTGATCCGAAGGCTCCGAAAGATGGCAAGAAGAAAGACCCTAAGAAGAATGACGACGGCAACGAGGAACTAGCAGCATTAAAGGCGAGAGCCGAGAAAGCTGAAAGTGACGCTAATGCTATGAAGGGGAGACTGGAGAAACTACAACCTCTCGAGAAACTAGCAGCAGCACTCGTCCCAGAAGACGCACCGGAAGGTGAAGACCCAGCCATGCTAGCACTCAAAAAAGTGGAACAGCTGGAGAGCGACCTCAAGTCCGAAAGACAAGAACGCTCGAAAGAAAGTCATATCAATGGCTTAGAGGTTCCTGATGAAGTGAAGTCGGTCTTGAGAAAGACTGTCGTAGCAGGTGATGACCTAGAAGGTAGAGTCAATGGGGTAGTCGAGTCATTAAAACCATTAATCGAGAAAAGTCCTATTGCTAAACCAAGACCGTCAGGATTCGTTGGGGGTGCTACTCCCGATTTGTCTGATGCAAAGGCTTGGCAGACGAAAGACAAATAGGGTTATTAAGTAAGATACGGGCGAACGTATTTTACAGAATAAACTAATGGCTGACTCAAATGTATACAAAGGCGACGGGAATGATTACGATTACGGAATTGTTCCAACAGCCCTAGCGAATGCTTTAGGCACGCTAAAATCCGATCTTGTTGTTACTGGTTTGATTACAAACTACTCCCAGCAAGCTAAGGCTCAAGGGTCAAGGTATGCTTCTTCAGTAAGGCTACCTTTTATTAACTCCGGCGAGAAATCTGCTAGAGATAAGACTCCGGGTACTGCGTTCGAAACTACACCAGTTGCGAACTCCAAATCAGAGCTTGTTATTAACAAGCATAAGTTCTGGGATGTGCTAGTTGAGGACTATGGTTCTCTATTTGCACAGGAAGGCATCATGGATATTTACGCCGATGAGGGTAAATCCGCCATTGCCGAAGCGATTGAGGCTGATGTAATCGGACTCTACGCTGGACTATCTCAGTCCGTAGGTACAGCAGGTGGTGGTTTGACTGATGCAGTTCTTCGAGCAATGCGAAAGCAGACTCGAGATTCTAAATTCAGAATGACCCGACCTACCTTCTTTGTTTACGGCCCTGAAGCTGAGGAAGACTTACTCGGAATTGACAAGCAAGTGCTTGTTAACGAGTCTGGTAATGCTAACGCATTAATTAATGCTACATTCGGTACTCGATACGGAATGCAGTTCATTACTTCAAACCTCATGCCAGCAGTTGCGGGAACACCTACTGCGGAACATGGGTTGTGCTTCCAAAGTCAGGCTTTCGGAATCGCCTTCGTTGATATGGCAGATTACGGTAACTTCATTGGTGCTGACGCATTCCAAATCGGAATGACAATGCCCGATGACAGTGGTCGTCCAGCTTTCTCAATGAGAATCAAGGCTTCTGACGAGCATAGATCATTTGGTACTTTGCTAACTGTAGATACTATCTACGGTGTAGCCGAAATGCGAGATGCTCTTGCTATCGATGTTCTTGTCTAGTTGATTCGAGACTGGGGGGGTAATACCCTCTCAGTTTCAAATTAATATCGGGAATGAAACAACCACTAAAATACACATGGATGACCCCGTTCGCTAAAGAGGGTAAACCACGCAATTGTGTTGCCTTATTCCGTTGGGGAGATTGGATAGAGACCTATCAAGGAGAAGCCCTAATGTGTCACCCTGATTATAAGCATGAATTAAGCACATACTTTATGCGAGAATGTGAAGGGCCAAAGATTTACGCAACCATCCCAGAAGCACTAGAGGCGAAAGATAACATGACGATGATGAAAGGCAACCACTAATGAGGGTATTAATGGTTACTACCAACTCGAAGAATGGGGGCTATGGCGTGATGTCAAACGCTATCAAACGAATGTTTAAGTCCTTCGGATGGGAAGTAACAAAACGTTCTGATGCTGATATTGTATTCAGTTACGGAATGCCTGATACGCTAGATAGGGTTGCAGAATTATACAAGGGCAAGAAGAAACCATTTCATATTGCATACGTTGTTTGGGAGAGTTCAGAATTTCCAATCGAATGGACGGAGAAATATAAGTCGGCGAATATCAATCTATTACTCACAGCCTCAAGCTACATTCAAGAGGTAATGGAGAACGCAGGGCTATACCCGCAAGTATGGCATCACGGGGTTGACGCAAGATTCAAGTTCAAAGAGCGACCGGATGACGGAGTGTTTACTTTCTACCATTATAATTCGTTCGAGTTTAGGAAGGGTTGGGAAACGGCACTCGTGGCGATGACGAATGAATTTCACGTGGAGGAGAAAGTTAAACTCGTTCTTAAAGGTAGAGAATTAAGCGAAGCAAGATGGATCATTCCAGAGTCGGTAACAGATATCGAGAATTTCAAGCTACACCCACTTGTTGAAGTAGTTACAGGACACGTTTCAGATGAGGAGATGGTACGTCTCTCAGATACGGCAGATTGTTTTGTATTTCCGGCAAAGGGTGAGGGGTGGGGATTGCCGCCATGTGAGATGATGGCTGTTGGCTGTCCAGCTATTATTCCAAACGCTCATTCGTTTACAGAGTTCTTTGATGAAGATGACTGTTTAGAAGTAGAGTTAGCAGGATACTTAAACGCCGAGCCTAGATATAGAGGCTACTTGATACAACCTTCTGTATCAGACCTACAAAGGAAGATGCGGTGGGCGTTCCAGAATCAAGATAAGATTCGGAAGATGGGAAGAAAAGCGAGCGAGAGAATGCACAAGTACTTCAATTGGAAGAAGATAGGAAGGGACTTTCTGTCGCTTCTTGACAATGCCTTCTCCAAAGACGATAATTAGACCATTAGTAAATCAATCATGTTATTAGTAAACAACAAAGGGCGAGTTGTGGACGTATCGCAAGACCTAGCCAAAGAACTATTGGCTAATAGAGCGGAATTTGAGATATACGATGGACAGACGACATCTAGGTTCGGACGGAAAGTGTACGGACATGAGACACTGAACACAGAGTCTATCAAAGTCAATCTCGAGGATAACAAAGACTTTAATCCATCGACGATCCAACACATAGACCCAAAGAATAAACGAGGGTTTCCAGTGGCAGGATCACATACAGCACAGGAAGAAGCGGAGTCAAAAGACAAGGACGATGAGATTAACGAATTAAAGAAGATGCTTAGGCAGACGATGGAGGTTAAAGCACCAGAGGCAAAGCCAGTTGATACAATCGAATGTAGGGGATGTGGAAAATCATTCACTCCTCCAACGAAAGCACATAAATATTGTCAGAAATGTAAAGATGAGCGCAAGCAGAAGTAGAATCGCAAGAGATGCGAGAAACCCTAAATATGTTGGGGTAGATAAGAAAACAGGAAAGAAGTTTCTGGTTGGGCGTGAGTATGGGCGCAGGCTCCAAAGAGAGGGCAAAATTAAAATAATAGGCGACCAAGCAGATGGCAACACTCCTAGCGGCGTTCAGAGCGGCGATAAATGACGGCTCCTCGCCGTATTCAGTGTCGGATGCAAGATCACTTCGTTTCCTAGATAGTGCCATAGACGCACTCTCCACACTCGTTAAGAACAGCCTCGAAGAGACGATTACTGTTGACGCAGACGATATCACTAATGGGTATTTTGAAACGACGCACGACATACAAGACATTATAAAGTTCGCTCCCGAAGAGTTTAGATATTGGATAGAAGACAACGAGGTACATTTCGTAAACTCCGATGACTGGTCAGCAGGTGATATAGACATCGAGTACAACGCTTATTACAAGCGATTTGATAAGCAGGATAGAGAAGACTCATATTTCAATTACCCAAAGCGTGCAGAGGTAGGATTGATTCTGTGGGCATTGGGTGAGTGGATGGATGAGAACGCAGTTACTAGAGCCGACGGTTCGGTAGGGGCTGTGAAGAGAAAGAAAGAAAGGGATATGGAGATAGAGTATTCTGTAGATGGTGAGGGTGGCACAGTGACGACAGGTAAACAGGCAAGAAAGGCAGCTAAGAAGAAATGGGCAACGCTACCAAACTATAAATCGGCAGTATTTAGTGTATCAATGTTCTAATGAGTCTATTTCCAGAATTACAAGAAGCCGCAAGTGTTTACCATCCAGATGAGTCGAGTGGAAAGGTGACGTATCCGGCAACAGCAGACTTCACTACTAACCTCGTAATTCAGGACATGACGGCGGAGGATAGAATGATATTCGGCGATTCATTAGGGACTTTCTATACCTACACATCGGAATCACGCATTGTGCGTGGAGATAAAATTGTATCTGGCGGAAAGACATATTTTGTTACAGACGTTCCGGCACAGGTGAAGCTATTTAGTGAATTTAAGATATTTCTCAAAGCGGAGAAGTTATGACCCTAGAAATAAATTCTAAAGGAATTGAAGACTGGGCGAAAGGCAAAGATAAAAAGCTACTCAATATGTTTAAGAAGATTGGGGTGGAGGGTTCTGGTTTGTTAGTGAAGGAAGCGAAAAAGGTGTGGTATACAGGAAACACGGCAAGAAGCATTGCGCATAAACCTACCTCAACAGAGGTGAAGATTCAAGCAACCACAGACTACGCAACACAAGCACTCGAGACAGGTGTACCTCCGGGAACAAAGGTAAGTGGTAAAGCTCTATCATTGTGGGCTGCCAAGAAGTTAGGAAACGCAGGACTAGGATATGCGATTGCAAAGAAGATAGAGAAACAGGGTTCGGCAGCATACCGTAAGGGTGGTCGTAAGGGTGTAACCAAAGTTCTTAACCAATTAAAAAACAAGATAGTTCCTAATCATTTTCAAGAAGTTTTAGAAATCTATGCTAATTAAATCAGTAATCGACAATCTAGTTATATTCATCGGGACTCTCGATCTATTTGGGGATGTTTTTGCATATCCGAAATGGAGTACAGAGAAAAGCCCCTTTTGTGTGGTCTTGGATTCACCGTCGACAACTCGAGTAGCTTCAAACGCACATATTGAAGTTAATACAAACATTGACGTTTATCTCTGTGTCAGATACGATGTGGTAGACGGTTCGACCGACGATGCGAAGATGCAAGAGGCTTATGGACAATTGCGCACGCTGTATGATACGATGAAAGTACAATTACTAAAGAATTCAACGTATGCGACTCTAGGTACTGATTATCTATTCGGCGGAGAGTTTGTAGACGATTATATTCAGGACGTAAACATCGTTAGAAGGAAATTGACAATTCGGGTGAAGGAATTAGTTGATAGACGATAACATGGATGCAGTTAAAAAGTCGCTAAAGGTGAGAAGTACTAAGAAGGTATTAGTAAAGAAACCAACGAAGGTGCGAAATCCGAAGGCCTATAAGCCACGGAGACAGAGAAGCACAAAGTTTTATTACTCGAAAGATGGCAAAGTCAAAGACAGTAAAAACAAAAGTATTCCGGTCAAGAAGGCATGGAAAGATAGTGTATCAACTAAGGGAATACAGGATAACGAAAAGAGGCATACTGGCAGGAAAGCTACTGCTTGAAGGACATTCAGAAAAGGACGTAAGAATGAAATACGTCACTGCACATAAAGAGTTTAATCGGGCATCGGGCAAATAAATCGGGTATTTATTTGAGTAATAGAAACGATGGCTGGTTACGTAGGAGCAAAAAGAGAGGTCGCTTTAACCTTAGAGTCCGCTAGAGGAACAGCAGAGACACATTCTAGTGGTGATTGGCAACCACACTTCGGGTTCGATTTCGGACCAAAGATCGAGAGGGCAATAGAGAGTGCAGGGCGAGGTAGAATCGAAGAGAATTCCAATTCTGCGATAGTGAAAGAATCTAGTGATGGAAATGTCCCCCTATATCTAACCGAGGAAAACGCAGAAATAATTATGCGTATGTTATTCGGTCAAGCTCCAACAGGGGCAGGTTCAACAGGTGATCCATACGACTACGTAATGAAGAATGATAATACTCACGATTCTTACACGGTCACGGTATCAGACCCATTAAAGGGAATGACCAAATATCCATTCAATCTAGCCGATTCCATCGAATTAGATCTAGTTTCGGACGATTACTGTAAGGCAACTCTTGCACTCAAAGGTGGTAAAGAAGCGGCTGGTACTGGATCTGCGGCATACTCAACAACCGATACTATCTTTAAGCCTTCGGGAATAGAGGTATACTTCGCAGCTAACTACGCAGCGCTAGACGCAGCGGAAGAGATTGTCATCCAAAACGTAAAGATTACAATTACTAAGAATGTTGAACAGAAATTCGTTCTTGGAACAACCGAACCTTATGACGTGATTAATCAGAGAGTTTCAATCACTGGTGACTTTACGAAATTGTACGAGAGTACAACTTATCGAACATTAGGACTTGCAGATACTATGCAAGCTATGCGAATCAAAGCGGTCGCAGGCAGTAACTACATTCAATTAGACTTCCCTACAGTGAAGCTAACGGATTGGAACGAAGGGGAAGACCTCGAAGCCTATATGGAAGAGACGTTCGGAATAGAGACATACAGGGACGACACAAACGGTCTAGTGATCGGGGAACTTGTCAACGGTAACTAATAGTGTAAAATAGTAGTGGGGTAGGCCTCGTCCGAGCCTACCCTTTTTAACTAAGGGCAAAAAGAAAGGGCAAAAATGGCGAGAAAGATTAAAGAAGTCGTACTACAGAACAAGGACAAGCTGTATTTCTTCGCTAAGATGAAGGGCAAAGAGTATCGACAGGTCAAGAAAGTAACATACAATGACATCGAGATTAACCCAGATTCCAAAGGCGAAGACGTAAAAATAAAGTTGGGTGATTTGATCGATGTATTCAAAACCTTCCCAATTATCTGTCAAAGGATACTGCGTAAAGACGAGGAAATTAAACCAACCCTTAAATACATCGACGAACTTGATCTCGAGGATGTTCAAACAATCGAAGACATCCTAAATGAAGTAACGAAAAGAGACGAAAAAAAAGCGTAAAGGAGGCGATCAGACGTTGTATCTCTACAGGGCGGGGCGAGCCTCCACTCGAGTTAGTAATGGAGAGATTTTGTGAGAAATATGGGTGGACTCCTGACGAGTTTCTGGATGTGGATATGGAGGTAATCGAAGAATTCGCTTTCATCGGGCAACAGGATGCACGTAAACAGAAATTAGATCAGAAACGACATGAACAACAAAGAAGTAAATCTAGTCGTAAAGCTCGTAGATAAAGTCTCTAAGGAGCTAAAGAAAATTCAAGGGACTGTCGGCAAGTTTACGAAGAATGCTAGTAAGAACTTTTCCGCAATCAAACAGACCGTCGGCAGTGTAAATAAGAAGCTACTCGACCTTGCGAAGAGTGGCCTGAAACTAGCCGCTGGTGCTACAGTCATCCTAGGGACGGCGTTGATAGGTCTAGGTGGAGCAGCAATAAAATCCGCTAGTGAAATCGAACAGCAAACGGTAGCATTGACCACATTGTTAGGTTCCGCAGAAGAAGCGGGAGAAGTAATCGAGCAGGTCAAAGCAGATGCCAAGAGTACACCATTTGAATTAAAGGGTTTAATAGATGCTAATAAGCGTCTAATTTCGGCTGGTATAGAAACGGGAAGAGCAAGAGATTTAATTCTATCGCTTGGAGATGCAGTCGCAGCAACAGGTGGTGGCGATGACGAGTTTAACAGAATGACTGCTAACCTACAGCAAGTTTCGGCAGTAGGTAAAGCCTCACTGATGGATATACGTCAGTTTGCTATGGCGGGTATTCCAATCTTTGATATGCTTGCTGATTCAATGGGTGTTTCAAAAGAGGCATTAGGTGACTTGGTATCCGACGGAGCAGTTGGATTATCCGACATTGAAGACGCATTCGCTACAGCCTCCGCAGTGGGCGGGATGTTTGCAGGTGCAATGGACGCACAAAGTAAAACCTTCGCCGGTACGATGGCGAATATTAAGGACACGATATCTATCACATTAACAGAGATTGCCCAACAGACAGGGTTATTTGATCTTGCGAAAACTGCTGCTCAGGGATTTCTCACAATGATAGAGGAAAAGGGGCCAGTTGCAATTGAAAAGATAAAGGCACTTACAACAATCCTTGGTGGTTTAGGGGAAGTCTTTAGGGAACAGAACATTTGGACAGATGAAATGCGGGAAGGATTCGCTGCGCTTGGTATAGATACCAACGATGGTAGTGAGGCCATGAAGACAATGCAGGGCTGGGTATACAAGATCACCGATGCCTTTAATGCCGTTGTCGATACCGTTACGAAGGTGGTCGCTTTCTATAAGGAACATAAGACGATAATAGACATCCTTGTAA